ACCCTTGTGGATATAGTTGGACTCCGTTTCTTTATCTTCTTTTTGACCCTCAACAAAAAGTTTACCATCTTGCGTGTAGACATAAACTTCTTTCTTTTTAAATCCAGCAAGTGCAAGTTCAAGGCGTGATTCTACATTACTAACTTGAACAAGATTATATGGTGGATAATTAGAAGTTGTTTCGTGAATTTTAAAAATACGATCAAAGTATTCATCCATACCAATAGTATTGCGGTTGATTCTTTCCAACAAAGCAGGAAGATCCGCAGCCTGATATTTCATCAGATTAGTCATTATAGTAGCTCCTTTACAGCGAGTTTGTGTTTTGTGGACCCTTTCGGCATCCATTACTAATTATACAAGATACAAAAAAAAGAGGAAGAGTAAAAACCCAACCTCTTTTTACGGTATTTTCACTTTTATAAAAAGTTATTTAAATTCAATCAACATCTTCAACTTTTCCTTTTTTACCTATATTATACTTTTGCTCCAAAATCCATTCTCCCTTTTCTTTATAAGAAAGAACTTTAATTTGGTTGAGAGGTGCTATATCAAGAATTTTATCAGAATCAACTACTGTAATAAGTCCCCAATCAGAAAGAAGACGTACAATACGATTTCTACGTTGTACATCATTTACAGTAAGATTTGCGTGTTTGCCATCCAAAGCAAACAGCTCTTTAAAATGAGTAATGAAATATCTACCTTGTTTATGAAGAATGTGAGCACTTTGATATAGTTTTTTTTCTTTTCTAGAAGCTACTCCAATTCTAGTTAAAGTTTCACGAACTTTTAAAAAGTCGTCTGGTTCATTTAAAATGACCTCCACCATCATATTAGGAGACCAATTTACTTGAGGTTCAATTGTTTGGTTAGTCATTTTGTTCCGCCAATATCAAGTCGTTTTTTAATGAAAGCAAGTTGTTCTTTTGTTAGGATTTTCAATGCCTGAGATGCTTTTTCATTACTATATCCATAGTATTGTTTTACACATTCTAAGTCTTTGACTTTATCCTTATGGATCCAGGGAGAAAACCTCTTCCTTTTCCTGATACTATTTAGATAAAATGAATATTGCATATCTTTATCAAGATGATGATTTAAATTCATTTCGTTTGCAAAAAGTACTGTATCAACTTGTCCCGAAAGACAACGATTAATAATATAAGGTGCATACTCCTTCTCAAGTGAAGGGTCTTCATCAATTAGGTTTTGCTTCGTCTGATTGATCGAATTTAACCAGTCCTTCAATTCCATAATTAAAAAGCAATAGTTCTTTACGTTGTTTTTGCTCACGCATATATTCACCAACAGAACGCATCGTATAAGTTAAATCAAACTCAGCAGCATTCCAGTTCTTAAAACGATCCTTCACAAGTTGATCTGAATTATAACTGATCAATTGATCCATATTATTAGTATCGCAATCAGCAGCAAACTTATCGTGATCAAATCTTTTGTGCATTGATCCTTTGTTCCCATAGAGATTATCCTTAATATCATAAGGAGGATCGAGATACATAAAAGCACCTTTGTTCCCATCCATCAGATAATCGTATGAATAGTTAGTTATACGCCAATTAGCAATTAACTTGGAATACTCTGGCAATTTTTCAATTCCTCGCAGGGAAAAGTTGGAGTTACTTGCTTGCCCTGAAAAAGATGAACTTTCGGTAAGACCACTAAAAGAGCATTTGTTAACAATATAGAAAGCGACAGCACGATTAAAGTTCGTTTCAGACTCATCATTGATATTCTCCTTTGATTTTAAAAAAAGTTCTTTGGCAAGTTCTGGCGTACAGTATGCCGATTTCAATTCACTAAGATCACCCTTTAGATCATTCCCAAACATCTGGAGTTGTTGCCAGAAATTTACAAGAGGTTCATATAGATCATTTACCCAAATATCCAGGTAAGGATATTTCTTGGTAATATAAATAGCAACACTTCCACCACCAAGAAATGGTTCTCGGAACTCATCATAGTTGCGAAGGTCAGGAAAATAAGGTCCCATCTTTTCACAAGCACGGGACTTACCGCCAGGGTAGCGAAGAGGAGTTTTTAAAGATTTCATATTACCACTCATCCGATTCATCCTCCCACTTATAAAGTTCATCTACAATTTCGTGATACAGTTCTTTTACTTGGTTTTTAGGAGCAAGAGAAACATTTTTAGCAATATACTCAACATCTCTCTTATCAACAACAATTTTCAATCCAGATTTTTTAAGATTTTTTTTAGGATCAAAATTTTTAAGAGCATTTTCAAAAGATACAATGCCAAAATGGCGTTGAGTTTGATCAATCAAAATCATTTCATCAAACTTTTGTTCTGGAAAATAATTGTTTACATTCCCTTGAAAGTTTTTAAGAGTAATTTCTTTGGTATTAAAAGTTCGATCAGTTTGAAATAACCCATCAAGACCTTTTGCTTCTAGTCGCCAAACTTCTTCATTTACTTTAGTAGTAAAATCATGCCCCAAAGAATCATTTAATCCAACATATACTAAGTTTTTGCTGGTTTTTTCAATTGCCTTTTCAATAAACAGTGCTCTACTAAATTTTTGCCCACCAAACCGAAGACGGCGAGTGTATTCAACTACACCCATTACTATTTCAAAATCAAATTCAATTTTAGTTTTCATAATAATTTACTTAAACTCAACCTCACACATAAGTTCAGTTAATGCTGCTAGTAGGTTAATTTCTTGATCAACCACAAAACAACATTGGTATTGATACTTAGCAATAACAAGAACGGCAGCAGGGATAGATTGGGGTGTAAGGCAATCATAACAGGCGTCATAAACCCTGCGAAGTAAAACAGAAGCATCGTTGTCAAGGTTGGAGACCACCCACTTACGAACTTCTGTAAAGTTTTTGTCTTTGAGAGATTTAATAAGTTCATTTACAGAGATGTCTGAGAAAGATGCAAGAATGCCTGCGTCGATTTTTCCTCCCGTAGAATATCTTTGACATTCGTTGAGAACACGCCTGAAATCAGGAAAGTGCTTTGATACAAGTTCTGCAAGGACTTTTTGATCATACTCAATTTTTTCTTGTTCCAGAATAGTTTGAAGACGTTTGAAGAATGCTCCTGCGAGTTGTGCCTTTTGCTTTCCTTTGATTGTGAAGTCGATGACTGCACATCGTGAGTGAAGAGGTTCAATAATTTTGTTCTTGTAGTTGCAGGTGAAGATGAATCGGCAGTTGCTATAAAATGCCTCAATATTTGCCCGTAGTAGGAGTTGTACGTCGTTGCCCGTGTTGTCAGCTTCATCGATGATGATGACTTTGTGTTTAGAAGATCCCGTAAGTGAGACGGTCGAAGCAAAGTTTTTTGCTTGATTCCGTACAGTATCCAGGAAACGCCCTTCGTCGGATCCGTTGATGACATAATAATCTGCCCCTAATTCATTACAAAGTGCTTTTGCGATTGTGGTTTTGCCAATACCAGGAGGTCCAGCAAGAAGGAGATTTGGGATCTCACCTTTCTCTACAAACTCCTTAAATGTTTTTTTAGTTTCATCAGGAAGAATACAGTCATCAATCACTTGAGGACGATATTTTTCCGTGAGAAGAAATTCACTTGCCATAATTAAATCCAATCAGGTTTTCGTTCGGGCATACGTAGATAGTTATCCTTCACCCAAGGTTTGGACGCGATATACTTTTTGTATGCCTCAAATGTATCAATAGTATTATCAAATTTCCATTCCTCAGGCATAGCACGAGCAAATGGAGTCACCTCTGTAATCTTACCCTTTGGAAACAAGTAATATGCCTCCACAAGAGTTTTATAACAAGAGTGAGTTTTATTATACCGCAGGCAGTATTCGTCAGACAAGTTCAGTCCCCACTTAATTAACCAGTAGGCATTATGGATACTCTCCATTGCCCACTTGGTGCAGGGATGATTGCGGAATGCTCCTTTCTCGGTCCTGTAAGGGGTTCCATCTGCCTTGGGGAGAGTGCCGTACCCATACCCCCACTTGTCTGAAGCCACGATAGAGAGCATCTGACAGCACTCTAGAGGCATCTTAACGATGTGCTTGTCGGGAAGGCAAATGGCGCTCTCTGCAGGCCAGGGAGAAGTCACAAAGATATTGATGGTAGGTTCCTCAACTCACTAGTAGTATATCACCCAAAGGTGCTGTCTGGTTCAAGTGCGATCCAATATGTAACATCAAATCCAGTATTTTTAAATCGAGAAAGAAGTTTAGAAGAAATTACAACCTCATAATTTCCAGGGAGAATTTTAATATTTTCTACCTTAAAGTTAAAAGTAAATACCTCATTAGTCTCCCCAACAATTACAGAAAATTCATTGGAAGTGTCATTCTTTTTATCCCGGACAACAAGTTTTACTACACCAGATTCACCGACTACAGACAGGTCAGGCAATTGATAAACAGAAGAAGCTTTAAGCAACTTATCAAGTTCTTTTGTATCAAGAAGGAAACATACGTCTTCAGAAGGAAGAGCAATATCTTTATCTGGAGGAGTAACAATTACATTAGGATCAGCAAAGAAATATTTGGAACGTGATTTACCTTCTTTAATAACCACATAACTGTCGTTTTGAAAATCAAGTTCTGCATTTTTATGCAGATTCAATCCATTCAAAAACTGGTTCAAATCATAGATTCCAAAATCTTTGGGAATTTCCTCTTCAATCTTCGCCTCTGCAAGAATGTTCTTCATTACAGAAATAGTTTTAAGACAATTTCCCTCTTTAAAAAGAATTGATTGATTAATTGAAGAAAAATTCTTAAGGAGAGTTAAGGTTTTATCAGATAGTTTCATAATCACTTATTTTCAATGAGATTGAGATGATTGATCAGGAGAATAGTATAGTGAAGAACTTTAAACAGATCAGCGCGAGGAGTTCCTTTCGTATCATACCGGTCAATATACTTAGTGACATTACCAGCACAAAAACCCTCACGACGATTGTGTTTAATCTTATCTAGGGTTTGTTCAGTTCCACCTCCGGTACGATCAACATAATGCTGACTATAAGTTCCAGCAATATATTCTTCAAGTTGTTTAAGAATTTTATCTTCGTTATACTTCCAAAAGTGATTATTATTTTGATCTTTCATAATCGCGGGTTTTTTTTCAATTTCAATTTTATCGTTTGAATTAATAGAGAACATAAATTCTGTTCCGTAATGATACTCATTCATAATAAAAGGGGAGACAGTTTTATCTCCCCTTAGTATATCAGTTTTCTTTCTGAGCGTCAAGATCGTAAGTTACACACTCACCTTCAGCAGTTTTGAACTCCGCATCAATCTTGTCATACAACTCAACAAAGGTTGCTTTGGTTTCATCATCAAAACGATTCAGACAAACCTTGATTGCTTTGTCCTTCTTACCGAAGATAGAATACGCCTTGATAATATGAACCAGACGACGAGTGCTGATGACTTCATCAATACCACCATCGTTGAAGGTCTTACGAATAATCTCAGACCAGGTGCAAAGGTGTTTGATGAAATCGGTGTGCTCACCAATCATAGGAATGTTAAGTGATTCTGCAACCTTAGTCAAGATTTTAGTCTCAACACTGACAGTAGGATATTCCTGCTCAAAAGTGATAGGGAATCGTTCCAGGAATGCCTCATTGAGAACATTCGTGCCAATGAACCGACCGTCATCAGAACCTTTACCTTTGGTGTTTGCGGTTGCAATCACGTTGAAACCTGACTTGGGAACAACGTGCTTACCGATTTTCTTGAGGAAGACACCCTTACCCTCAAGCACAGACTGCAGACACATAATCTTGTTAGAAGCAAGGTCAACCTCATCCAGCAGAAGGATAGCACCACGTTCCATTGCTTCTACCACAGGACCATTATGCCACACGGTTTCACCATTCACCAATCGGAAACCACCAAGCAAATCATCAGAGTCAGTCTCAATCGTGATATTAACACGAATGAGTTCCCTTTTCAGTTGAGCACAAGATTGCTCAATGCTAAAAGTTTTACCATTACCAGAGAGACCAGTGATGAATAAAGGATAAAAAATCCCAGACTGAACAACTTTCTTAACATCAGTAAAGTTGCCAAAGCTGACGAAGGTATCATCTTTATCGGGAATAAGGTTTTGTTTTACACTTTCAACAGTAGAGATAGGATTCACAGAAGGTGCATTGTAAGTTTCTTCAAGTTCATCAATTTTGTCTTGAGTGATTTCAAGATTCCACTTCCCTCGGGAAACCTTAAAGTTAGAAAGTTTCTTGGAAAGAGTTGCATAACTGGTTCCGAGTTCATCAGCAACAGCACGAACTGCCTCTACTCCGAACTCTGTTCCGTATTTAGATTTCAGCAGTTCAATTGCGGTTTCCATAATGATTTGTTGGTCTGTCTTGACTACACTTACAGTATAGGGCATTTTTGGTCCCCCGTCTGCCCCTATGGGACAGTCCTTCAGGTGTCCTGGAGTTCATTGGACAATAATCTTTCTCGTTCTTCAAGTAGTAATGATAACCATAATTTTTGTTTTGCTCTTTTTTGTGCAGTCGTTCTTTTATTGTGGCAATTTACACACAATAACTGACACTTGCCTACTTCATTCCAAAACACTTCTCTGGTATTTCTTACTGCATTTCCCACATTATGTTCTTTTTTGGAGTCATCAATATGGTCAAATTCAAGATTTTCGGTTGTTCCGCACCAAACACACTTCCCACCTAAAAATGATTTTGCTTCAGATAAAAGTTCCTTTCTCCTTTCTATTTGTTTAGCAACCCTTGTTTCTTTATTTTTATGATAATAATCTAAATCTTTTTTTCTTTTGTTTTCTTTAAATATCTCATCTTTTATTTTATTTCTATACCTTTCCCTTTCTTTAAAGTTCTTTTCTTCCTTTTCCATTTTAGTATTACAGACGTTATCACTATTTATATGATAACGTCCTTATAGCACAAAAAAAGGTGCCTCTGGAGCACCTTGGGACGGTTTGGGAAGTGGGTTTAGTTAAATTCCCAATAAATGCCGTTTATTGAGATTACAAGTATCAATTTCCTATTCCAAAATTATCATATTGTTGTTTTGTTGTGCCAATATAATAATTTTGAGACATTCTTTGTGCTCTTTGTCTTCCAGTTTCATTTTGGGAAGGTTTTTTTGATTTCATAAACCTTCCACGTTTTGCTCTATATTTTTGTTTTGGAGTTCTACCACTTCCTGGTAGTTTTTCATCAGGTCCATATTCCCTTTCCATAATATTCTCTCTCCACTCTTCACTCATATTTACCATAATGACTTCTGCTGATTCTGGTGTTTCAGCATATCCTTCATCAAGAAGGTGTGAAAGGATAATGTCGTAAATATCATATCCTTCTCCAAGTTCTCCCATTGCCCTTTGCTTACGGAGTTTCTTGGGATTCTTGGTTACTGTGCCAGAACCAGGATTATTCTCACCAGCACTATATTCTACATCTCTTTCTCTTGACCAATCTCTAGAATCTTGATCTAGCTTACCTCTACCAGTTGCTCCCAGATAACCAGACCATCTAGGAGAGGTGGATCTCTTACCACGATTTCCTACATCAGGACCATCATCCATTCTGCGAGTATGCTTTTCGATTTCTTTTACTTTCCTGGTCTTCTCACCTTTCTGCGAATACTCACTTGCAGGTTTCTCACGTCTCGCAATAGCAACTTTTCCCATTGCTGCTCTTGCTTTTGGAGTTTGTCCATAGGAACCTTCTGCTTCATCAAGTTCTTGATATACTTCCATATATGCTTCTTGAAGATTGCGAATGTCTTTAGAGTCCATTTTACAAATACTTTTTAGTTATTTATAAAAAAGGGGAGTATTAAATACTCCCCCAGGTGGTCTATGGAGTTCTACCCAAAACCCAATCACTTCCAGGAGATTCTATAGACATTTGCGTTTTTCCTGTTATTGGATTATGCCACCATTTTCTTCCCTTCATTGCTTTACTGCGTTTTCTTCTAGTCTCTTCAGTAGGAATCTGCACACCTTTTTTCCCTTTATTCCAAGGAATTTTACCTTTATGAACTCTACTCAATATGAGTTTATGTTCTTCCGAAATTGTTCCCCCATATTGTGGATGATTTTTTCCACTAAATGCATTGCTTAGTTTCTTCCTAGTCTCTTCAGAATGTGATTTACCATAAAAACTATTAGATTCACCTTCTTGCGATTTACTTATTTTTTCTTTATGTTCTTCACTCCAAATAAGTCCAGAGAGACCTTCCCCACCATTAGTTTTATTTCTTAAAATACCTGTTCCTAAATCTTTTCTACCAAAAATATCAATCATATAAACTTCGTGCCTAAATGCTTCATCTTCCGTTAGATTTTTCTTTAAGAAAATTATTCTATTTTTATCTACTGGTGGATTAATCTCTCTTTTAGATTTTTTGTATGCTCTATTACCAACCCCCTTACCAATATAGTAAGGGGTGCCATCCTCTCTCAAGTAAGCATAGGTATAAAAATTCATAGAAATCAGGCAGCTAGAGTAATAGTCCATCCTTTATGTGATTTTTGCTTTTCATTTAGAACATTATACATATTACTTCCATTTAAATTATGTTCCCTACAAAATTCACGAACATTATTTGAGTAATATTCCACATTATCTGGTGAAATAATTTTATACATTTTTTTACACCTGGTTTTAGTTCTTTTTTCTATAGTTTCTTTACTTAATTTTTTCCCCAAATGAGATTCTCTCATTTTTTTACGTGTCTTCTCATTAATAGAATTAGGGAACTTTAACCCTTTATTCCAAGATGGTTTTCCTAAATTTGATTTTCTTATTTTTTCCTTTGTTTCTTCCGATGGGGTTCCTCTCTTTTTCCCAGTGTGGGAAATGCTTTGCTTCTTTTTACTTTCTTCACTGTGTTTATATCCACTACACCCATCCCCACCATTAGTTTTATTTCTCAAAATACCTGTTCCCAAATCCTTTCTTCCTAAAATGTCAATTATATAAATTTCGTGCCTAAATGCCTCATTTTCATCTTCAAATTTTTTAAGAATGAGTATTCTATCTTTATTTGGAACAGGAATTAAACTTCCTTTTCTTCTTTTATGTTTTGAAAACACTCTAGAACCTTTACCCTTACCAATATAATATGGTGTTCCATCTTCACGCAAATATGCGTAAGTGTAATAGTTATTCATACTGCTTTAATCGTGGTTATATCTATTTATAAAAGAATAGGAGCATTACTGCCCCTATTCTTTTTGCTTAAACAACCACGATTAAGCAACACTATTTATGCAATGGTGGTGATGAAATTGGAAAGAAGTTTTTTATTTGTTTTCTTTTTTCCCAACATTTTAGAAAAACTGCTCTTGATTTGTGCTTTAGTAGCATTCTCAGGAACAGAAAACTCCTCATCTTGGGCAAGAGAGTTAGCAGCAATCACATTGAATTGGTCAAATCCAGTGTCTTGGAATTGAACACAACCGTGCTTGCGAAACTCTCCCTTTGCCTTTTCGTAGTTCTCTACACCAGTTCCATACCAACGATGACACATTGCGAAATCACGTCCAGGAGTGATGCGGAAGTTAATCACATTCACAGTTGGGAACCTGTCTTTCACCGTTTGTAGGAGAACTTTGGCATAACGAGGGAAGTTATCATAATCCAGAGAAGAATAAACACGACCAGTCTTCCTATCACGAATAGCAGTGCGAGGATACTTTGTATTCCCAACGTAGGAAGGAGAATCAGGATAACGACCCTTACGTTCAACCGTCACGGAATTCTGGTATCCCTCACCATCAGTCAGAAAGATAACATTCACCTTCTGCAGTTTATTCTTTGCCTGAAAATCAGGAATCAGAGCGTGAAGTGCCATCAGACTTTCGCCAATAGGAGAACCCGAAAGGTCAAGGTGAGGAGGAACAGAACCACTGCGTTTCTGATAAGACCAGCAAGCACACCAGATATTCTTGAGTTGTTCTTCAAGAACACGATTATTGGTTTTGCTGGTGAAGAAATTCATCAGACGGAATGATTGTTCGGGCGCAAGAACACCAGGAACTTTATCATACACAGGAGGATGATTCGGTTGGAGTTCCATATAAGAATGTGCGTCCAGAGTGAAAGCATACACTTCAAAGGGAATATTCACCTTACGGCAGAACCAAATCAGGTTCAGCAGTTGCTTGTAAGCATCCAGAATAAACTCACTCATTGAACCGGACCAGTCAAGAATGAAGATGAGACCGTGATTCTTTCCGTCAGGGACCACAGAAATCTTCTTAAACAGGTCTTCGTTGAACTTATAGGTATGGAGTTTAGAAGTATCTAGAACACCCGTGCGAGCAGTGCTAGAACGAGCATACTGGTCTGCAGACTTCTTGCACTCAAACTCTTTTACCAGATAAGAAACTTCTTTCTCTGCAGATTTCTTGTAGGTAGTGTATTCCTGACAAGCAACCTTGAAGGTTTCTGCGTAATAAGTTCCACAATTCTCGTAGAAGTACTTTGCCTTACTATGAATGAATTCATTAGGAATTACCATCGTCTCAAGATTCATCTTGGGAAGTTCCACATAGTTAGTCTCCTGGGCATACTTATCCACAAGGTTTTGGGACTTTTCATCAAAGGAACGAGAAGTCTTGGAAGTCATCTCATCACGATTAGTTTTCTCGTGCTTATTACTTGCTTCCTGACCGAAACCACCACCATTCGGTGCTTCCATAGACTTATTCAGGTCATCACCGAAGGATTCACCTTCAGTTTGAGACTGTCCCTGCGAATCTTGCTGAAGATTACTTTGGTTCTGCCCATCTTGATTCTCTCCATCCTGGGAATCAGAACTCTGCGGACCTTCTACTTCCTCACCACCAGGACCAGACATTTCTTCCCCACCACCTTGAGTGGGCATATTGTCTACCTTTTGACGTTTGTATTGAACAAACTCAACAATCTCCCGAGAAAGTTGCAACACTTCATCAAAAGTTTCAGTCTGAATTGCACGAGTCAGAAACTCATTCTCTTCATCAGAGAAAGCGATGTTATGAAATGCACCAATCTTATAGTAAAGATTGATTCGGTCAATGAAAGTCAGTTCATCCAGGTTCTCTTCTTTGGTTGAAAAGAAATCATCAGTGTTCAGTTCATTATAACCATTGTAGAAAGTCCGAGAAAGACCAGGATACTTTTTCTTCATCAGACGTTCTACACGAACATCCTCAAGAACATTCACAAAGTCTTTAGGAACTTCGGGATAATCTACAGTCCAGTCAATATTATCGGTAAAGAGTGCGTGTCCAACTTCGTGTCCTACCAAAAGGTCATAGACAGTCGCAGATGCTTTATCCCAGGTAGGAAGAGTCAGAACACGACGGTCCACATCGAACATTGCAGTCGGAACTTTCTTGTGTTC